GCTCTAAAACACAGAGGGCAGCACCAGAAATAATGCTAGCTCCTGATACAATAAAGAGAATTTCACCTTCAACATCTCGCAGTTCTTTGCCAAGAATAGGGAAGTTCTGCTCGTATTGCTCTGGGTGGTCATACTTTGGCACACGGATAGTCGCACCCTCTTCGTGGTCGATTGTGATTGTTTTATATTGTGGGTGCTTTGAAAATGCTTTGCCTATCTTGTAGCCAGCATTCCCTAATCCAATTAGTATATCCATAGTTTTCTCATTGTTCCATAGTCTCTACCACCAGAAGCATTTGTTCTGAATCTTCCAAAAGGTGTGTCTTGGAATTCCCAGTATACCATGTTGATAAAGTCGCCGTCCTCTTCGGCATAGTCTATCACAATACTGTCGTGAATGATAAATGCTATCTTTGACTTTTTTCCTTTTAGCATCTCGGACAAGATTATAGCCTTGTCTAGAATCAAATCACTACAAGTGCTTTGGAGTATGTAGTTGAGAGCATGGTAGTGGTCGCTTGGGATTCTCCGATGATATGTAGTTTCTACGGTGTTGCCGTCCCAATAGCTCTTTACAACAGCTTCCCTATCATAGAGCTTGGCTAGCTGCTCATCTTCGGCATTTGGGTTGTAAAGCCATGAAAAAATCCTCTTCTTTGCTTCATCTCTGGTTAGCTTACCACCGAATAGTTCATATGAGTTGTATTCATGCATATCACCATGGGGCTGCTTCTGTCCTAGCAGACCAAGCATGACCCTGAGTTCAGCAGCATTGTAGTCTAGTTCGACCAGCCATTGGTTGTTTGGTTTGATAATCTTTCTGAACTTCTTATCCATGGTTAGGATTGGGAAGGAATTCTTTTGTGTTGTTAGTCTGCCTGTCTTTGTGCCGAATACATTGTACTTTATGTGTGGTTCTGTTCTCATTATCTTCTTGTAGAAGTCTTTGGTCCGCTGGTCTGACAGTTCGTTGTTGAGAACAGACAAGTCAATGTTTAGCTTTCTCTGCTGTAGGTCAGTAGTTAGTTTAGTGATATCGACCAAGTTTTGATAGTTGTGTGGCTTCTCATAAGTTTCTAGAACATGCTGGGTGATTTTATCCTTGATGGCACAGAACTCTTTTAGGAAACCTTCTGGTACAAGATCGAAGAAGCAATGGTCGTTTAGAGATACCTTTGCTGTGATGAATGATTTGTAGAATGCTCCCATCTTTTTCCAGATGCGATCATAATCTTCTTTTAGTTCGGGAGGACAGACTTCGCCTAGTGATTTTCCTTCGCAGTATATGTTGGCATAGTCCAATTCTAATTCACAAAGAAATGAAGCATACTTCCAAGTTGCAGTACCGTCTTGGGGCAGATCTTTGTAGATTTCCCCGTCAACATAAATGCCTACACACTTTTCTTTTTCATCTAAGGTTTGGAATATCAATGCTGACCTATTAGTAGTATTGCTTCAAATATTTGTTAATATACTCTAAAGCAGACTCTTTGTCAACAAAATTATAAATCTGGGTTATCTTTTGAAGGTTCTTGTTGAGGATTGGCTCGGGAACATTTGCTCCCAACTCTTTTAGTCTAATGATAAAATAAATCTTTGTCCAGAACAAATCTGTGTATTCTTCATCATGAACCTTTTCTCCAATTAGATTTCTGAATACTTTTACAATCTTTGTTTTCTGGGTTATTCCATAGTTTGTTGTTTGGCTTGATGGGTTGCAGGAGACCAGTTTTGGAACAGCAACATTAGGAAATGCTGTCGCATAGGTGTTGTAAAACTGCATCATATAAACTTTCAAAGAATCGATATCGTATGTATCAGACTTGACATAAAAGCGATTATAGATGTCACTGATATCAAATTCTTTTATCTGCTCTGTTGCCAGTTGGTGAGCATGAGGGCCGATGCCAACATTATTCAAACTATCATATGTTGAGCTTTCAGCTTGTATAACTTTGTAGTTCTTTATTTCATGCCTATGCAAAATTCCCGGAGACTGAGGATCTGCAACGAAATTGGTAAAACCATTTCCATTTTCATCAATCGTATAGGTATGACTATGCTTTGTCTGGAGATTGGTGAAGTTCTCGCTTGTTGTTCCTTGAGTAGAATACTGAAGCATGTACTTTGCAATATAGCTTCTCATCTCTGGCGATTCAATGTTGGCGATCAATCTCCAAGGAGCATTTTTGTCAACCATGAAGCCGAACTTCTTCGCTGCTAAGAGATATGTTTTAAAGTTTATATTGTTGACAAACTTATCATACTTTTCATAATCTGAAGAGTGACTGAGTTGTTCAATCTCAATACACAAGCCACTAATTAATGGGCTAGAGAATTTAGATCTTATAAAACTGCTTTTAGTAAAAGGGATATCTGACAATATGTTGGCTATAAAATCATTCATATACAAGTCAAGGAATGTGTTGTAATCTCTGATGTCCTTGTGCTTGCCTGTTTGATCAAGGTACTGTCCCGAAAAACTTTGATATGCCTGAACCATTCCTTCATGGTGTGCATCATGAATGTTTTCCCATCCTCTCACAGCAGCCCAAGGTTTAGTTATGGAATTGTCTTCTACAAACTTTTTGCCTATCTGGATCTTCATCCATTGTTGGAAATCTGTATATGCATCGACAACGAAGCCAAGAGCAAATATACTCTTTTTTGTATTAGGTACAGCTTTTAGATATGTTTCATTTACGAAAATAGCATTTCTATTTTGATCTTCTCTTCCGTAATACAGATTATCTCCTTCCCAAAAAGTGTAAGTTTGTGGGAAATTCGAACCGGTTGGAAACAACTCCTGATATCTTTGTCGCTCTTTGAACATCAGCTTGGAGCCAAGCTTGTTGTTGCCGAACACAACTTGATCGTTTAGCTTATAAGTCATTTTACTTATCCTCCAACTTTGCTTGCTGTGTAGATGCTGCGGCAGTATCTGGAGTGTATACATTCTGATTTGGGTTGCTCACTCTTGAAACAGAATCTGCTTGAACAGATGTAGTCCACCCATCTTTGTTGATTGTGTTTGACACTCCTAGTACAAGATAATATCCACCAAGACCAAGCACTCTTGAAGTTTGTTGTCCAAGCCCAGTCAAGGTTGGATTTACATATATATAAGCTCCCGGCTTGAGAAGTGTGTTTCCAATCATGTTTATATCTACATTGAATAGGTTGAAGATTTCTGCAAACTCATCATCATCTGCAACAGCTTTTTGTGCCATAGCTTCAGCTTGGAAATTCTTTTTAGCTTTCGAAAAAGACACTTCTTTTGCTAGCCCTCTGTCTGCACCAATATAGAAGTGATATACTCCCTTTTCACTATCCGCAATTGGATCACCATTTAGACTTGTTGGCAATCCATTTTCGGCTATGTAAGTCAGTGTATAATACAATCTTTGATTTGCATTTCTTCTTCGAATAACATCTCCAGAAGTCAAACGAACAAGTTCTTTTCCTTTGGGGCTAGCTATAATAATTCTTTTGTTTTGCTCTACAACATTAGAAGGGAAAGGATTGATTATTTGATTGCCGCCTTCTGCACTTTGCGAACCCACTTCTAAAGTAGTTGTCTTCACTGTTACGGGTCTTTTGGTGCTTTCTGCAAAACACATTTGATTCATAGAAGGAAGCAAAAGCTGATTGATTGATTCATGCATAAATTTATTCAGCGAATATCTAGTAACATTCTTGTCGATGAACATCTTTTTGAAAAACTGCAAGAACATGTCAAGCGAAATTGGCATATCCAAAAGTGTAATTGCTGCGAGGTTTTTTTCAACTCCGGGGATCATAGCACTTCCAAACATGAAGCCAATCTTATCTTTTGAAATCTTCTCCCCCAATTGAGCCATCTCTATCACTGCCGTTAGGATATCTCCATAGTAAAGCCAATACACATCCATGGTTTCTGAATCTGTGTTGGGCTCATCATCTTGAGTGATTTGGAAATTTATGTCCGTAAACACCTCTCCTTGTATCTTTGTCAATTCTTCGCTGGACAAAAGGTTTCCTTCATTGTTCCGAATTGCCACATTTGTTCTTCTGGCAAACTCTGCACCAATATCTGTTCTTCCTTCAACAACTGTTCCCCCAGTTTGTTCTTTGACCAACTCCTTCAATTCTGCATTTTGTCTGTTGGATTTTACAATTTCATTTGCAAGCTGTTGTTCTGCTGCCCCCTCGGAGAAGCTAGGGAGGCTGCCGAACAGATCTTGATTGACCACATCTTGTTTTACTGCATTTACATACTCGTCGGAGTAATAAAGCAATTGATCTTTTGGGACCCTGAGTCTTCTAACTTTATTGTTTTGATACAAATACTCTAGGATTCTAGAATACTTTTGTACTTTATTGACTCCTTCTGCTTTGTTTATTTGAAATGATTTTGTCGACACTTGACTTTGAAGTGATTCTCTTTTGTCTTGAAGATCTTCTAACTCGCTTAAATTTGCAAAGTTTTCCGCCCTTTTATCAAGGGCAATGGTGCTTTTTTCTATCTCTGCTTCAGCAGCAGCCATTATACTCTCTTGTGTTTCAATGTCAGACTCTACTTTTTTCAATTGCTGAGAGATGCTTTTTAGCGAATCTTCTAAGCCTTCAGTTTTGATATAGTTTTGATTTGAAGTTATTGTAAAAATATCATAAAAGGATCTTTCTAGCTGTGCTTCGATAAAAGATCGATAAGAGATTTCTAAAGTAAGAGCACCATTCTGTTCAAAGTTCAATTCATAATCGATCAATTCCAAAATCAAAGACAAGTTCATAGACTGAAGCTGCTCAATCAAAGCATCGCTGATATCGTGTGAATAATTAGATGGAGCTTGATATCCTATGTCTGCACGGATTCTATAATGTTCTCCAAAAAATTCTCTTGCACTTTGACCTCTTCGACTAATCAAGTCGGAAAATCTAAATGAAGTTGTTCCTCCGCCTTCACTAGAAATTCTCAGCACTCGGTCTTTTGTTAGCGATTCGCCGTTCTGAAAAAGTATTTTCAGACTTCCGTTTACCATTCTTGTGGCTGCATATGGATTTTGATTTTCAAAGTTTATACTAAATTCTACAATACCGGCATCGTCACCACGACCGCTGGATGAATTCAGTATTGATTGCAAACTTTGACCACTGTCAGTTGAAAAAGGTATTGGTGCTTCACCAATAAAAGTTCTTGGACCGCTGTATAGTACTTTATATAATTCAATCTTTGGAACAAATCTTGAATATTCTAGTGGGGTTATGTTGAGAGCCTTGTTTAGGACATCTGCTGGCTTATTTATTTTGCTGACCAAGGTCCCAATGTCAGCATCGACCAGTGCCAACGAATGGAGAAACCCATTTTTGTTTTCACCTTCAATAGATAACTTACCTAAAATCTCTGCCTGTGACAACAAAAAGCATTGCTTTACATTTGTAAAGTCAATAATTTGAGATTGAGCAGATAATTTTTGTATCAAAGGATCTGTAGATCCTGTTTTTGATTTAGATCCAGCCATTCTTACATCCCGTAATATGTCAATACCAATTCAAGAGGAGTTGGAATTCTAATTATATCACCAAACTGGATATCACTTTCAAGTGGTTTTTGATTAAAGTGTGCAATAACCCACCAATATGTAGGGTTGTCATAATATTCATTTGCCAACTTGTAGTAGTGATCTCCTCTTCTCCAAGTTCTTTTTACAACAGTCAAGTTCCCAATTTCTTTTGCAGTTGGATATTTTAGTTTGCCAGTGCGATATTGTTCAATGTAATTGATACCACGGTTTTTCAACAAACCTTTATACATCTCATTTGAGTTTACTGCCGTTCTTCTTAAATCATATCTTGAAGCCATCTAAATACTCTCCATTAATCCCCGTACAAAGTGTCAAATATCCCACCGGTACCATTCAGTACTTGATTTTGCTCTGCTTCTTGTTGCTCAGGAGTAGCCCCTGAAGACTCTGGGTCGTCTGCTGCAACATCAAATGCCGTTGGTGGGGAGGCTGAATATCCACTGTTTGTATATGGGAAGCCATCATTGATAGACAACAAAGGATCAGAAGCAAGATAGCCTTGTGTGTTCTTGTGCAACGGATGGAATGTGAATGATAAGTTTATAACCTTTGGATAAATCTGCCCAGACTCTTCGAAGAATCCAGCTTCTAAATCAAACGAATGGTCTAAACCATCCATAGTTCCTGCCAAAGCAGACCCATCAGATTCTGTAATCAAGTTCATGTACTTTACTGACAAGATAGGGGCACCGCTGATTGTAAAACCATTCATAACACCATCGCTCAAGTCTTTATAAGTCGGATACAGAAACTGTGCCAACTCAGAAGCAGAACGAAGATTCATCTTTGCTTCTGCCTTACTCGCAGCAACTAACTTGAAAGAGACTGCAATTACTCTTTGTGTATTCTGAAAGTTTTGGATGGTGTCCATGCGACCATAGACTGATTCTCTATTCCAGTTACTACTAAAGGAGTCATTCCATTGATCTACAAATGCAGTTAGAGTCACAAGCCTGCCTGATGGCAAATGAGTTACATTTAGGACTTGCCCTTTTGATCTAGCAACATCAAGTGCATTAACATAGCTTCCAGTATATTTCTTTTTTAGCTCTTGCTTTTCTTGTGCCATCTTTATCTATTCCTAGTTTGATGTAAATACATCATACCTCTTGTTGATGTAGTCTACTGTTGCTTCACCAACCTTTTTCTTATCTAACTGCACAGAAACATTGATTGGCTGTGCTGAACTACCGGCTGTTCCTGCTGGTTGCATATTCAGTGCTTTTTCAATTCTCAAGAGTGCCTGCAACATTGCACCATCGTTAGCAGTTGTATTTGTCGTGTTTGAAACCTTGGTCTCTTCCATGGTCTTCATCAAGTTTGTTGTGCTTTGATTATTCACAACTTGAGCACCTTTTGGAAGGCTTACAAGTTCAGGTCCCTCTTCTCCAACCATAGCCATACCAGAGCCAACGATCATTCCTCCTGTAGCCAAGCCGGGAATTGTTGGACCTTCGCCGCCGCCTTCGTAACCACCAATTGCAGCCTTGAAGCTTACAACCCCTGCTGCAAGAGCAGCAGCACCGGCAAGGATTCCGGCTGTCCCAACCCCAAGAGTAAAAGCTGTATAAGCCAATCCTATAGCTGCTGCAAGGGCAATGAATGCTGTTATTCCCGGTCCAAGGGTATCTGCTAGCTTTGCTCCAATAGCATCAAATATCATAAAAGCACCAACTGCTGCACCAAGACCGAGAAAGACCATATTTATACTAGCGGCGAGTCCTTTCATTGAAAAACTCAAGCCATTTGTTGCGGCTGCTGCTGTGGTTTCTGCTCCAGCAAGTCCAACAGTAGCCCCGGCATTAGCTGTCTTTGCTGCCGCATTTTGAGTTTGGGCTCCAGAATTGGCAGCAGTTAGAGTATTGTTTGTCAAAATTTGACCATTTTGCTTAGTTACTGCAAGAGTACCTTGTTCAGTAACCACAATATTTAAAGACTGTGCCGTGGTTGCTGCTGCTTGTTCAAGGGCATACATTTTGAAAGCAGCCGATGCAAAAAGCACAGCACCTCCAATTAGTTTGATATTGTCGATGGCAAAAGTGAACATATCAATAAGTGTCCCTAAGCCAGCAGACATACTTTGAATAGTGTCGTTCAATCGATCAAGGGCACTGTTTGCTTTTTTCGCCAGTTCTTCGAGAGGATTTTCTTTAGCCAATGCTTGTTGAGAATCCATGTTTCCATCAATAACTTGCTGAAGAACACCAAGTTCTAATCCAAGCTCAGAAGCCAACATCTTTTGCTGAAAGAATGGCATTTCAGAAAGGGTCTTTCCTGCTGCTTGAAATCCGTCTCTCAACAAATCAAGCTGTGCGGCTGGTCCTTCTGCTGCTGCCATTGTCAAGTCAAAAGCATTTACGAAAGACCCTCCAAGTGAAAGATTGATCGCTGCGACTGCCGAAGCTGATTCTTGAAAAGTATCAAGCCCTTCGGATAAGGCAAACATTGTGTTTCCAAGCTCATCTACTGTAAAACCAAGCTGCTTTGCAGTTCTGGCTGTTTTCATAAAGATTTCGGGTGCTTGGCGACCAAATGCAGCCAATCGAGGCGATAGGTTTCTAAATGCATCGTTTAGTTGTTGTGGGGGTATTCCTATTGCTGCACCAGTTTCTGTAAAAGCTCGAATAGTATTTTCAGCCTCAGAAACACTCATTCCCAATTGGGAAACCAAGAAATTGAAATTGTCTCCAGTTGTTGATGCACTCACACCAAGCTGAGACAACAAAGCAGTTGTACCTGAAATTTCATTTCTTGTTGCCTTATTTAGACTAGTAAAAGCTCCAAAATTAGTATACAAGCCTTCAATAGCATCTGATGACTCTTGAAGACTAACACCAAACTCGACATTATCTCTGAACACTTCTTCAATAGAAGTTGAAAATTCTCTAGTTGCACCAGTTGCAGCAACAAAGCTAGCCTGCAATTCATCAAGGGCTTTGGCTACTTGGATTGAGTTTGATATAAAAAACTGAAGTGCATTAGCAGGACCAAATGTTTCTGCCATTTCTGTGCCGATTGAAGTAACTAAAGTTTTTAGCCCTTCTCCAGTCGACAATGCTTTGATAAAATTTCCAGTAAGAGTGTCTTCAATGCCTTTTTGAAAGCCAACAAGTTTTGCAGCCTGCTCAACAATACCTGCACCTGCCTTGATGCCAGCCTGTTGTGAGTCGACTATTTTTCTTCTCAGTGTCAACTCTTTCTGTAAGTCTTCTAATTTCTTCTGTGCGGCTTTAGCCTCTTCTTCGTTGTTGCTAAGTGCAGCTTTTTTAAGATTATTGATATCTTCTATAAGCTGTACTTCTTTTTCTAGATCTTCTAGTCTTTGTTTGTCATATTGTTTGCCATCTTCTTTATCTTTTTTGAGCTTCTCCAAGCGAGCATTTTGTATATTATAAATCTCTTCAAGCTTAGTTTGTTCTGTAGTTAGATAATCTATGGCAATTGCATACTGCTCCCTTTGCTGAACCAATATGTCTCGTTGAGTTATCAGTTTATCGACTGATTCTCCCCGGAGCCTAGCTCGCTTGGCTTCATATTCAATGCTCTTTTCTAATTCAGCATTTATCTTTTCTATTAGCTCTAACTCTTTTTGGTCTGCCATAGTTTAGTCTCTATTTGAAAGGCCACTTTATTCCTGTTTCTCTTTCAAAATTTGCAATTGCTCTTTCCAACCTGTGTCGACTATTCAAAGTCCTTGGGTCAGTAAGACCATGTTTTTCAAAAGAACTCAAATATCTTTTCTCGTTCCCTATTGCTCTAGCAAAACTGGAGACTTGACTCTTTGTGCCTCTAAATCTTGCTGGGATCAAAGACCCGCCGAACATCATCTTGAGGAGTAACTCAATCTGTCCCCCCAAAGCTCTCAGGTATCCTTCATCAATTGTTTGTGGATTCAAATCAATCTCAATTGGTGCGAGTTGTTCTTCATTTATATTAGACATAGGTAACTCCTCCGAGTATAAATAGTTGTAAATAGTAAAAAAAAAGACCAAAAACAAGTTTGGTCTTCCCTCTTATCGTCTACCTTTTTTAGTAGCCTTTTCCATTTCTTCTTTTTCTTTTTCGTATTGTTTAGCCAATCGCTCCAAAAACCATCTTCTCAAAACGATTGGTAGACTATAAGCTTCAATGAAACTCCAACCGCCAAAATGCTTTAGTTGGAATATCTCCTCGTAGACACTTTGGATATAATCATCGTTTAGGCCAAAAAAATTCAGTGGTAAACGGTACCTCCATTTCTTGCTCATAGCTACAATCTGGACATTCAAAGTGTTGGGCAAGGTCAACACTAGGTACCGCATCATTATAAGTGAATCTCAAATGACGGGAATCGATTGCTGGCATGTTCTGGATGAAGTTAGAGATAACTCCTTGGTCTGTTTCGCCGTTGACAGAGACAATATACATTCTCATCTGATCGGTAAGACCCAGTTCAGGAAGCTTGTTTTTTTGTCTCATTGAGTTTGTTTTGACGATTGTCTTTTCATCTCTCCCTGTCAAAGGTCTTGCTTCAACAGTAACATTAGTTTTTGGCAGGGTTATGAGGAAGGTTCCTTCTTCTGTCTTCTCTGCAAAGGTTGTATCCTCTTGGTTTGCATTAGAAGCTTCTAGAGCTTCATCTAAGTCAAAAGTATGGTCAGATACAGATCCACAGGAAGGGCAAGGAATCTTTGTATTGTAGTCGGCTCCATAGCCTGAAATTCTTGTTGCGACAAGAATAGCATTCTTATCTCCAATAAGAAGGTCGTCAATGTTGATTGACTTGTCAACCAAGACACTTTGGATAAGACGGTCAAGAACAACACCCTTTTTAATCAAAGAGCGATTGACAAGAATGTCTTCATCCTTGGCAGTCATATATCTGATTTCAACTGACTCTGCATTGTGAAGAGAATGCCCTTCTGGATAGAACTGTCCCTTAGATGGAAGCTCGACCATCTCTGTTGGTGTTGCGAAGTCTAAAGGATTTGTTGTAGTGGTTGCGGTTGCACCAGTTGAAGTATCTGGCTCATGGGATCCGAAGCGATCCTGATTGTTTCTGCTGCTCATTAAAACCTCATTGAGTTAAGTTTTGATTGCATTATATGATAAAAAATGTGGTTTGTAAAGTGTTTTATTAGTTGCCTGATTTGAAAACATTAATGGCATCTGTGAGACCGCTGTCGTCAAAGGATCCTTGCTTGACTTCATATCTAACAAAGTCGTATCTCATTTCAACTGTAATGTTCATCAAGTCTTCAGAACCATAGTCGAAATCTCCCATTTCAACATTCTTGACCCAAGCATTAATCAAAGTGAAACTTTCAATTTCTTTACCCTTATCGTCAAGGGTTACAATCTGAGGAAGTTGGAGAGCACTGATAGCTTCTGCCTTAGAGATTGTTTCAAAGTTTGTAACGGAAGGGACTCTATATCCACTCTGAGAAAGGAGTGCCAATGCATAACCAGTTGCATTTGGCGAGATAGGGTCAACCATTGTAAAAGAAACCGTATTGTATTCAACCCTACCCGGATAGTAGAAAGTGTGATTGAGATACTGGTGTGGGGTTTCAGTCACAGTCAAAGAAGGTCTATTGACTTTAGTGATTACCCATGTATCAAGCCCTTTCAAGCGGAGGACGAATCTATAAGCTCTTTTTGGTTGTGGAGCATTTGCCCAAAATTTCTTACTTACCATTGTTTTAGGTTTCCTTTCTAATAGTTTTCTTTATAATAAATAGTTGTTTTCTATTTTTTAGTCTTCAAATCCTGCACCAGAGTTTGTGATTACAAAGTCGATTGCGAAGAATTCAACAGCCTTGGTTGGCTTCAAGAAAATCTTAGCATAGATTGTGTTTCTATCAATCATCTCTGCTGTGGTTGTGGTGTCATCAAGGATAACACGGAATGCTTCCAAACCGAAGTTGTTCTTGATGTTGTCCAAGAATGGATTTACCTGACCAGTGAATCTTGCCCAAGTAGCTTCAACATTTGGTTCGAACAACAAGTTAGCTGCAATTCTTGAAATTTCTTTCTTTACAAAGATCATCAATCTTCTTACATTGATTCTATCCAATGCCGAAGGAGTTACTTGAAGTGTCTTCTGCCCGAAGATTACAATTCCTTCGCTTGGGAAAGAAGCGATTGGGTTGATGTGTCTTTCGTACAAGTAGTCTCTTTCCTTAGAGGTAAGCTTGTTTCTTACATTGGTTACCGGAAGACCAGCAGCACCGTCAGTCAATCCACCTCTGTTGAAACCAGCAGGGGCGAACCAAAGTGCAGTTTGGTTTTCCGAGAAGGACATAGCACCAAGTGCTGCAACCGATGGCGGTGCCCAAACACCACGACCTGTGATAGTATCCGAGATGCGAACCCAAGGATAGTAAGTAGCACCATAGCTTGAGTTGAGGTTACGGAGTTCCATGTTCTGTCCAACTTCAACAACATGCTGCATGATTCCACCTTGACCAGCACCGGGTGTGATTCTGAGTTGCTCGCTATTGGAGTTTTCAGATTCTGGCAAGTATCCGCCTTTTGGGTCCATGATGATCATAGCATCACCTCTTGATTCGCAGATGCGAAGACCGTGAGTTGTCAATCCTTGGTTGACGACACCCGGAGCAGTCAAGATGTTTGCTTCAATAAATTCTGGATCTGCGAACATATCGATAGCTTTCTTTACAGTGTAGAACATAGCTTGTCCTGTTTCTGTAGAAGCTTCTGGAAGTGCTCTTGTCTGATTGAATGGCTCTTCCTCAGTGATATCAAATCCATTGAATCCACCAAACATTGGGGAAGTAAATCTGTCATATCCTCTATCAATAATGCTCTTGTAAGAACCAGATCTTGCAGTAACAGAGTCGCCCTCTGCTCTTGAACCAGAGCGATAGAATACTGTGTTCTTGGTGTTGAACTTGAATACCAAGTCATCCAAGGAGAAGTACCAAGAAGTCTTTGTGTTGTTTGCAGATGGGGAGAAAGTTCCGCCATTTGCGAGTGGGAATACCAAGTCAACCATGCTTGGCTCGTATACTGTCGACCCACTAGATCTTGTGTATTGAGCACCGAAGTATGCTTCAGTTGGATCCGAAAGATCTCCGTCTGAAGAACTTACTCGAAGTGGTACAGTTGGATGCTTGACCGATCCAGTAAATTGTGCAACCCTATCTTCACTAACAGCTACTGCTGCTGCAAGAATAAATTCGTTAGCTCCGGCAGAAACTCTTTCATCTGCTTGGAAAACACCACTTGCTCCTTTACCAGCAGTAAGAGGGCTTGTAACATCCCCATCGTTGTCTGCCAACGAACCAGTTGAAATAGAATCACTGGAACCGGAGATGGTGATATCAGACAATGTGATTGGTCCTTCAACACCGAATGGAAGCAACTCTGGATTGGTTTGTGCAGTATCTACAGCATTTGCCATTTGAACACGAACAATCTTAGATCTATTTGGGTAAGTTCCGTACTCAACCAATCTTCTCTGATCATCGTTCCACTCGTAGTACATATCACCAATCATCTTTGCGATGTAGTTCTCAGAGTTAGGATCCAAGCTAAGACCAGCGAATCTTTCTACATAAACTCTAGCATTGTCAGTATCGTGTGCATCTCTGATTGCCAATGTGAACGATCCATATGGAGTATTGTCATTCTTGGAATATTTGATGTCTTCGATAGAAATCTTGAATTGCTTCTGAATTTCTTCTCCCGAACTCAAGCCATGAACCTTGAACAATCTTGTAACAGAATCAAGACTTGCAGCATCATAGATTGGAGACAAAACATTGTTTGAAATGGTTGAAGAAGCAACAGTATTTCTCAAATCTTGAGAAATGAACCACCCAGTTCTTGGTTGGCGAGTAGCAAACTTAAAATCACCACCATTTGTAATGTCAGTGCTAGCTCTACCAAGTCTAACGATCATACCGTAAGCATCGGAACTTGTAATGGTTTCTGCAACTGCTCTTTCGTATGTCTGACCCAGCCAGTAAGTTGTAGACTGAGCACTATTGCTGTCAACAATGTTAGTGTTTGTGAAAGTTGGGTTTGTGTTGAATACCTTACGGATGTAATTCTGTGAAGACTGGTTGAAATTGAAAGCAGTCTTCTTAGTTACAGCACCACTTGAATTTATTACTTGTGCGGTGAACTCTCTTCCTGCTCCATTTACCATAGTGCAAGAAGAAGTTGTTGAATTTTCTATTGTCTCATCATCATCCGCAGTTACTGCCCCACGAAGTGTACCAGACAAGGTAACAATACCAGATGTTGTGTAGAATACGGCAGCAAGAGTTCCGTCAACAGCTTCAATGTCACCAGAGTCTCCAGCAGCAGAAGAGGAGTTGAACAAGTAAAGTCCGTATGCACCACCACCTGTTGTGGAGTTGACATCAGCAGATTTCCAACCTGCTTTACCAGCATCTGTTCCATCGTTGTCAGGAGATTGGTCCCCAAGGAGACGAATAAAAGTAAGTGGACTATTGTTTTTCAACCAAGCTTGTGCAGCATAAGCAGCAAAAGTTGGAGCAGTCGGTACTCCATATCTCCACAAGTCGCTGGCTTCGGCTCCAGCTACAGGATTGCCGAAAATTGTTACAAACTCAGAAAAAGAGTCAACTTTAACTGGCTGCATTGCCGGACCTCTACGGGCACGACCGATTACGAGAGGACCAATTGCCTCTGGTGCTTCCGGGAGTTGTGAGTTATCAATTTCCTCGATGTGTACTCCGGGTGAAACAAACTTAAAATCTTTTGCCGACATTTTATTCTATTCTCCTTTGAAACGACTAATATTCTTGACGAAATTATTTCTCTAATAAATAGTGTTTCTTTTTACCAAAGTCCAAAATTATTCTCTATACTTGCCATCCACTGCTGTATTTTCTCTATTTGTGATTCCATCGCCACTAACTGACAAGGGATCGCTCCATACAACTCGTTCTCTAGGAATCTTTACTTCCACGGCATTTTCTCTAATAGAATACTTTGGAGTGTTTTGATTGTTGCCTTCTCCAATTAAGTAGCCCAATACTTTCAAATCTACTTTTGTTTCGAATCTTCTCTCTTCTAGTGTCATGTCATCGATATTATTATTCAAAGCATAGTTACCCTGCACAAAAGTCTCATAGCGATGTCCATCTCTTTCGATCAAGAAGCTATTGATGGTTCCCGGTCTTGTTATGAACGGCTGCATCAATTCATTCATCTGCTGCTGGTATTCTGTTCTTAGGGTTATTGAATAGTTTATCTCCACATAGACAATGGGAGGGATTGAAATGTACTCGTATACAACTTTTTTAGTTGCTTGTCTTACAAATTTTGGTCCTACTCTATCATTGAATCTTCTACTTGCATCTGCATTTGCAAAATTAGATGTCTTGTCTTGCTTTATTCTTCTCGCAATAACAAGAGATCCACCTTTCTCTGATTGACTTTGAATTGGGAATTGATCTCCGTAGAAAGCTCCTCTGGTGTTGAGGTCTTTTACAACGGAGTTTCTTTCAATAGTAATTACAGGCAAGATAATCATGCCTTCATCATCTCTGTATGTCTGACTGTTCTTGATCTGGAAAGATCTTTCAGATGCTACCCATACAACTGGTGTCTTGCTCCAACCTTTATTTGTTGTCGCATGCAAGTCTAACTTGTCATTGATATAATCAAACATTGCATAATCAATCGTCTCAAAGGTTGATGGTGAAAAATGCAAGTCATCATCATATCTGCTGACATCTTCTGATGGTATACCAGTATATCTCTTATCAGTAGGC